CTAAAGTACGCTTTGCTTGGTAATTGTAGGAGTACATTAAACTCAATACAGAAAGGAGAGTTGAACAATTATGTTTAATTTTTTTAATAAAAAGTCGAAGGAGACAAATACAATGGCAAAAGCTAAAATATCAAAAACTGAAAAGATAAGAAACCTTTTCAACAAAGGTGCAACAGTTACTTGGAAACAATTAAGAACTGTTTACGACCTAAAATCACCAGCTGCAATGGTTGGTAAATTAAGACTTCAAGGTATGATGATTTATGAAAATAAATCAAAAAAGACTGGAGTATCTTTTAGAGTTGGTACACCATCAAAAGCGATTATCGCTGCTGGTATTACTAAAGTGTTCGGTAAACAAGTATCTTACTCAGCATAGTTTTAAATTTAAGGGTAGGCGCTTCGGCGCCTGCCTTGTTTACATGGAACTTACCAAACACGAAAGAATTATTAAAACACTATTCAAATCAGCTAAAGACCGTAAGATGTCAAGAAAAGTTGATAGTTACGAGTATGAAGAAGTAGAACAATTAATCAAAGAAGATGAAATACCATATGCAGAAATACTTGAATTATTTACAGATACCTCATATAGAGATTGGTATTCCAAGAGAAATTTTACGGATAAATAATAATACGAATACATAATATAATTGAAGGAGAAAATTATGGCCGAACAAGCAAGACACCCACATGTAATGAGTCCAGCTGCTATGAAAAATAATCAAGGCACATCTGGTATGGGACAGACAGTAGAACTAATGTCTGAAATTCTAAAAAAAGTTAATAACGCAAAAGACAAACCTAAAAAAATTCAAGTGTTGAGAGAACACGCATCCGCACCTCTTAAACAAGTATTAAAGGGAGCATTTGACCCTAATATTGCATGGGATTTACCAGCAGGCGAACCACCATACATGGCAAACGAAGCTCCAATTGGAACTGAACATGGTCTATTAAGAAACGAATCTAAAAGACTATGGCATTTTGTAAAAGGTGCTGATAATGCTACTAATAAATTACAAAAAGAAAAAATGTTTATTCAGATGTTAGAAGGCTTACACCATGAAGAAGCTAAAGTCTTAATGGGAATGAAGAATAAATCATTGAATAAGATGTATAAAGGTCTTACCGAATCAGTTGTCAAAGAGGCATTTGGTTGGAATGACAAATTTGTACGACCAGAAGGTGTATAATTCTGTCGCAGCCCCTAAAATAAGTCTTTTTTACTAAAAAAAACGACAAATAAGTGAAATAATCGCTTGCCTTTATGGTTCAGTTAGTGTATAATGGTACCATAAATAATGAGAAAAGGATATATTATGAATAAAATGATAATAACGCTTTTAATTGTTAATGGTATTATATGGGGAATATTTTTACCATCACAAGCAAAGGCAGATGATTATAACACGGCCGTCATTGGCCATGTTGTAAAAGAAACAATAAGTGGTAATAGTGTGGACATGTCCGTACTAGAATCAGAAATGCAAAAGTTGGCGTATCAGTTTGCTTTACAGATGACAGATGTTTTAGAAAAAAACTTACCTGTTATATTAGAAAGTTTGGCAGCTGAGTTAAGACTAAATGCAGACAGTAAATACAAGTGTTCTCTTTTAAAAGACACAGTAATTGCTGATAAGGAATGTTCATAACTTATGGCAAAAAAACAATCACGAAAATTTAGAGATGATGTACCAGAAATACCATTCTTATATGATTTCTATTTGGTGTATTGGGAGGATATTCAATCAAATGCTGGTTGGATTGAGATGAAAGAGATTCTGAGAAGCAAACCTGCTACATGTGTATCAACCGGTTGGTTGGTAAAATCAGATGCTAAGGTTCATGTTTTGATGAGCGACTACAATTATGATGACGCTGGTGAATTGGCAGACGGAGGTGGCACAACAGTTATCCCGACTAAAAATGTAATCAAGAAATTCAAAATTGCAGATTTATAAACAAATGAGAAAACTGAGAGAGAGTATATATTATGAAAGAAGTAAAAAAATCAAAAGAACTAGACCACTATCTAAAATCAATTATTAGTAGTGTACCCACAAAACTAGACCATTTTTTAAATGGTGATGAGAACAAAATGACCTATTACACTGGTAATTGGGCTACAGATGTTTTAAATAACTTTACAGAAAAACAATCTGAAAAGATATTCAAAAAAATGTCTAATTACATGACAAAAGAAAATGTACAATTTGTTCAAAAGAAAAACAAAAACATTGAAATAGGCACATGGTCTGAGTATGGTGAGAATGAACCAGAAACAATATCTAGTTACGATTACATTATAATTAAACAGGCCTAATGCGTCAGAAAATCAAAACAATATTCCAAACATTGATGGCTGTAACGGTCATCTTGTTTGTTTTTGGTTTGTGGCACATGGTATCAGCAGACAAAGATGATATGTTGGTCGCAAAACAAGAAAATGAAATACAAAAAGTAGTTGACACTTTAGAAGCTATTACTACTCATACTTTACCTAACTTTGAGAGGTCAAACAATCAAACCTTTATAGACAGTACCATTGCTTGTGTAAACTATATTTACAATACTACAACAGATGTATTACCTGTAAACATGGAACTATTGGTGGCTCAGGCTGCCTTAGAGAGTGCATGGGGTAATAGTAGATTTGCCATAGAAGGTAGAAATCTATTTGGTATTCGTACATATGATTTAAGAGAACCACATATGTTACCATCTAATAACCCTAAGAAATGGGGTGTAAAGGTGTACATGCATGAATGTGATTCAGTACAACACTATATTAATATCCTAAATAGAGGTACAAAGTTTGAAGAATATAGAAAACTAAAACATGATGAAGATGTCAATGACCCTTTTAAATTAGTTATGACACTTGACGCCTATGCTTCAGATAAGAACTATTTTGGTAAGGTAAAAAGTATTATCAAAATGCTAAGAGAAGACTATACATTAGAATAGGAAAAACATGTTTACAATTATAATCGTATTTTTAAGTGCCATATCCATATCTGTAATAGCCGCTGGTTATTCCATTGCTGGATTGACGGCCTTATTTGCAGGTGCAGTAGTACCTATTATTGCTATGGGTAGTGCATTAGAGGTCGGTAAACTTGTAGCCGCCTCATGGTTATATAACAATTGGCGAAACAAACTAGTACCTAAAACCATAAGAGCATACTTAACATTTGCTGTTATAGTTTTAGTTTTCATTACATCTATGGGTATCTTTGGTTTTCTATCAAAGGCACACCTAGACCAAGTACAACCACAATCAGGTAATAATATTAAGATTGAATTGATAGATAGTCAACTTAATCAACAACAAATTATTATAGACAGGTCACAAAAGACATTAACTTTATTAGACCAGACACTTGAAAAATACATTGACATGGAGTATGTCACAAGAGGTCTAAAAGAAAGAGAAAAACAAAAACCTGAACGAGAAGCTTTAACGCTTGCCATTAACGAGGCAAGTGATAAGATATCAGAGTTATCAAATAAAAAAGGTATTTTACAATTAGAACAAGATAAGATTGAAGCCGAAGTTGGTCCAATCAAATATATTGCAGAGTTAATATATGGTGATACGGCAAAAGACCATTTTGATGAGGCTGTAAGGTGGGTAATAATAGTATTGATATTCGTATTTGACCCATTAGCAGTATTATTGTTAATAGCGGCCAATATATCATTACGGAGTAGAAACAATGTTAAAGAAGAAGAAAAAACCAAAATCGAAAAAGATTACCAAAAAGAAGCTACTAACGCAAAAGCTAGGGCGAAAAGAGTCAGAGATAGAGAAAAAGTTTATAAAGGTTTTTTTAAAAAAATAGCTAGTGGTGAACTAAAGACTAAAGATTATGAAGAAATGCGTAAAATGGGTCTAAATCCAGATGAAATCAAGATAAAACTTAATCAAATAATGGATTTATCATAAACAGGTGGTTGCCAATTAGGTATAAATGATGTATAATGTAGTTATGATTAGTGAAGAATTAAAAGATAAGCGAATCGCCAATGCTGAATGGGCATGTCGAGAAGCTGGAACAGATTGGGCTAAGGATTACTGGTTCGGTGTGTTTTCTAAATTATGTGAAATGTACAATCGTCAAGAACATTTTAGAAAGGTGATACACTAGTGAATATATTTTACTTAGATAAAGACCCTATTGTGGCAGCTGAGATGTCGTGTGATAAACATGTCTGTAAAATGATTGTTGAATCTGCTCAGATGTTATCAACTGCTCATAGAATGATTGACGGTGTTCAGTACACAGGCAAGACTAAAAAAGGTCGTAACATTAAAAGGTGGAAACACCCTAATTCAAACTTAGAAGAAACTTTATACTTAGCGTGTCATACTGGTCATCCTAGTACAGTATGGGTTATGCAAAATGCATATCACTATAATTGGTTGTACAAACATATGATGGCATTACACAAACAATGGCAGTTAAGATATGGTCACATTTTAGACCATAAGACGGTACAATTGTTAGGCGATATACTAAAACATCCGCCTAAAAATATACCACTAAATAAGATTGTAACTGAACCAACACCTGCTATGCCAGATTATTGCAAAATACCAGGTGATGTAATTGAAAGTTACCGTAAATACTATTGTTTAGAAAAAACTAGATTTGCGACATGGAAATCACCGGCTACTATACCATTGTGGTTTAGTGAAGGTGTTAAATACTATCAAAACACGGCAGAAATATAGGAGACAAAATGCGTGAACAAATGATTGAGGCTCTAAAGCAACATGCTTTAGGACATATTGAAAAACATAAAATAAATGTAGAAATATTACTACAAAAAACTGCTGGTATTGCCGAGCATCCTGATACATTAGAAACAATCGAAAAAGAATTAAAGATTATTGCTGATTATGATGACCAAATATCAATGTTAAATAAGTATTTTACTATCAAAGACCCATTTAAGGTGAAATAATAATGCCCATTTACAGTTTTAAAAATACCAAGACCGGCAAAGTCTATGATGATATGATGTCTATTGCTGATAAGGAAGTTTATTTAAAAAAGAATAAACACATACAACAGATGGTAACTCAGATAAATATATCTAGTGGTGTTGTAGGCGTGGGTGCTATGAGGAATGATAATGGTTGGAAAGAAATGCAAAGTAGAATTGCAGAAGCACATCCAGCCTCCGAATTTGCACAACAACATGGTAAACGAACTGCTAAAGAAATTAAAACACAGGCTGTTGTAAAGAAACACCAGAAACGACAGGCTGAACAGAGGAAGAAATATGCCAAGTAAAGATATACCAGATTTCATGCGTGGGTTTGATACTACAGATGATTGGGGCATGGTACCGGTTTCATCTACACCAAAAACAGAACCGTCTGTTGACCCTAAACTAGTTGAGAATTCAAATTTAGAAATTTCAAAAGTAAAATCAGATGTTCAGGACATTAAGTCTATGATGAATGAGATTATGCAAATTGTGGCAGAAAAAGAAGTCGTAACAAAAACACTTGAAAGTGCTGATGTTACAGCAAGATTTAAAGACATTGAGAAGTTGATACTTCCGTTTCTTTACAATCTTATGAAGAGTGACGAACCTTATATACATTGGCCTAACAGAGGTCCAATCATTAAGGCACAGGTAGAGAAACTACTAAAGTTAACAAAAGGAAACTAACAATGCAAGCAAATTACGATAAGTGCTTAGAAACTATTTTACACCATGAAGGTGGTTATGTAAATCATCCAAAAGACCCAGGTGGTGAAACTAACTTAGGTGTTACTAAGAGAGTATACCTAGAACATGGTGGCACAAAAGACATGAAAGATTTACTAGTCGAAGATGTGGCACCAATTTACAAAAAAGGTTATTGGGATAAAATGAAAGGTGATGAACTACCAAATGGTTTGGACCTTTGCGTTTTTGACTTTGGTGTAAATGCAGGACCAGGTCGTAGTGCAAAGTTTCTACAGACAATGATTGGTACTGTTGCAGACGGTGGCATTGGACCAAATACATTAAAAAAATTAGGTGAATATGTTGAAAAACATGGCATTGAACAATGTATTGAAGACTTCCAAGGTGCAAGACAGGATTATTATGAAAAGTTATCTACATTTGCAACTTTCGGTAACGGTTGGACTAGACGAGTTGATGAAACTACAGAGTTAGCTATATCAATGGTCAGTTGAGAGTCAGAACCGTTTAAGTCGGAAAGAGATAGAATAAACAATATGTATGCTGAAAAAGGCATTTAAGGCTTGCCAATAGTGTTAATATAATATATAATATGAGTATATAAATGAAAAAGGAACTGAAATGACTAAGAAAAACTTTGTACAACTAGACGAGAGTAAATTTCCAACTACCAAAGGTAAAAATATTGATGGTTTTAGGTTTTATGCTGTCGAAGATAAACACTTTCCAAGTATTACTACTGTATTAGGTGCTATTCCAAAACCTGGTCTTATCGCTTGGCGTAAGAATGTTGGCGAAGAAGCAGCTAAATGGGAGATGAATAGAGCAGCTCGCAGAGGTTCTGCTACACATACTCTTGTAGAACAATATTTAAAAGGTGAAACACCATCAATTCGTGATGTATTGCCATTAGGCATGTTTCGACTATTGAAACCATACCTAGACCAAGTAGATAACATTCATGCATTAGAAAAAATCATGTATAGTAAAAAACTGACCGTTGCAGGTCAAGTTGATTGTATTGCAGAATACAATGGTAAACTATCTGTGATTGACTTTAAAACTGCCAACAAAGAACGAGTCGATAGTTGGAATGAGAATTATTATATTCAATGTACTGCCTATGCAATCATGTATGAAGAACTATTTGGTACAAAGATTGAACAAATTGTAATTCTACAAGCTGGTGAAGATGGTTCATGTAAGGCATTCGTAAAAGACAAAGCTGATTACGAACCTAAACTTGAAGAGGCAATCAAAGGTTTTTATAAATATTACGAAGAGAAGACAGGTAATAAACCAAAATAGTCCTTCTCTATAAGGGGACTTAAATGCGAAAAATCATAACAGTAATAATTATGGCAATGTTTAGTACCATTGCATTTGCTGATGAACATAATAAATTTTGGTCAGCACAAGCACCTATAATTTGTGGTAAAACTATAGACATGTATGAGTTTATTGCTAAAGAAGGTATGATACCTTTTACTATATCTTTTGGTAAAGTAGGTGCCAAATCAGATGGAGAAATTGCATTTGTTATTACACTTTGGATAAAACAAGGTACAACTGAACAAATGACTACTATGCAGACAACAGATGGTTCTGAAACTTGCATATTATATAAGAGTTTTGATACTATCATCAATCCAAATTTTGATGGTGGTTCAGATTTATAAGAATTAGTCGTTGACGACAAATATGGTAAACAGACTGGACTCCGGGGCAGTTCCGGACAGCTCCACCATAAACACTTGGTCTAGTATCGTGAGAGAACGGCAAAGTGTTTTTGATGGGGCTGATATAGGATTCGACAGATGTTGAGAAATTTGTAAGAGATTAATAGGTGGCAACCTTAAATGCTAATTAAACGCAAACGATAATAACTTTGCATTAGCAGCTTAATCACTGCTTTGAGTTTTGTGGATTGTACTTCGAAACAGAAACAATCCACGCTTTACATTTAAACAAAAAAGTGATATATTATATAATATGAATAGCAAAGAATTTAGTTTAATAATTGAGGGTGTTGTTAGGGATAAAAGACCTATAACATATATGGACGCAATAATACTTTATTGTGAAGAGAATCAAATCGAAGTTGAGACCGTTGGTCGACTTATTTCTAAATCATTAAAAGAAAAAATACAAGTAGAATGTACTACTGCAAATCTACTTAAAATGCCAGAGGCAGGAAAGTTACCTGTATGAATGGTTTAGAATACTTATATCATATTCTCTTTGTTGAGGTTGAACTTGGTTTGTGGGGTATAATAGGATTAGGTGTAGTGTTTGCTATACTAAGTTACATAATGGATTATAATGGAGAGATAAACAATGAACATTGAATTGATTGACAAAATGGGTGGTGATTTATCAGTTGTAAACGCAGCTCGTGTATCATTTGCCAAGAGAAAAGATGTACTTGACCAGTCAGATGAAAAGTTAATTAAATACTTGGCAGACCATAATCATTGGTCTCCCTTTGGTCACACCACACTACAATTTCTAATTAAAGCACCTGTGTTTGTTGCAAGACAACTTGTAAAACATCAAGTTGGTTTGGTATGGAATGAAGTCAGTAGGAGATATGTAGATAGTGAACCAGAATTCTACATGCCATTCTTATGGCGTGGTAAACCAGAGAATAAAAAACAAGGTTCGAGTGATGTTGAGATTGAGTATGATATTTCTGCTACAATTAAATATGTAAAAGAAACATATACAAACTTATTAAAAGCTGGTGTTGCACCAGAAATGGCAAGAATGGTGTTGCCTCAAAACATGATGACAGAGTGGTATTGGACAGGTAGTCTTATGGCCTTTGCTCGTGTATGTAATCTTAGAAACAAAGAAGATTCACAAGAAGAAACAAGAATGATAACATTACAAATGACAAAACATTTGAAAGACCATTTTCCAATTAGTGCAAAGTATTTGTTAGATGAAAATGTATAAAGATAAACTTAGTGACTTTTTTAAATGGGTCAAAGGTACAGATTTAGTTGAACTAGATGATATAGATGTATCAGAGGATCCTGTTAGACCTGAATTAACTCTAGGTTTTAGAATTACAAATGGTCGTAAGATATTTGGTCTAAAGTATGAAGATGAAATTGAAGCAATTATTTGTGTTGCATTTTGTCCTGAAGTACCATATACAATTAGAGAAATGGATTATATGTCCAGAGTAGAAGAAGGTAATGTTGCTGTTGCATACACAGTATGGTCAAGAAAACGAGGTGCAGGTAAAGAGATAGTTAAGAAACTAGGAGAGTGGTGTACAAAACATCATTGTTCCAGACTAGTTACATTATCACCACTAACACCTATGGCTACACATTTTCACATTAAGAATGGTGCTAAACAGGTACACATAAATGATGTAACACAAAATTTTGAATATAAATTATAATGGGATTAGGTGGTCTATTTTTTATAGGAATAATATTAACGATAATCGGATTGTATATTGCATATAGTATAGGTTCAGATGAATAATTAATTATGTATGGTGGATTTGAAGTATTTAAAACATATTTGGCAGTCAAAAATCACTTCACAAGTGACTACGACTATCACAAGTATGGTGGTAGAGTTACAGCAAAGTTGGAAAGTTTTACGAAAAGGAAAGATAGATACTTTTTTCATAAGTTATCTAAAAGATATAATGAGCGAGATATACTGGATTATTTTGTTAGTAATTTTGCTGTTGATAGTCATAAGTGGATTGGGAGTGTTATAAACAATGAGGGTGCTGAAAATTATACCAAGTTTAGAAAATACAAAGATGGCTTTGATTACCATTTCAGGAACGATTGTGTGGCTATTCGTAATGAGCTTGACAGTAAGTCTATTCTTTTTAATGATGGCTTTAATGTGGTTGGCGGACAACATCCTAGAATTCTACGACTATTGCTCAGAAAAAAAATTCACCTCCAGACCGCCATCATTCTTGATACAATACTATCGTTTAGTAAGGTATGGGATAAGGAAATTGAAGAGAAAGTTGTTTGGCCGAAAATTAAACACACACTCACTAAATTCAGACCTTTTTTGATGTA